CAAGCTTTTAAAACATTAATACAAATGTTTGATTCAATTTGGAGAGCGCTTGGTCTACCTTCCATCGTAGCTTTGGTTACTTTAGATATTGAAACAATTATTCAAGATGCAATAGATTCAGTTTCAAAATATTTGCCAATTGTGCAATATTATAAAATGGTTATAGCTGCTTTAAAATCAATTAGTATTTTTGGATATAAGCTTGTAGATTTATTGGGTGGTGATTATGAAGATGATACAGAATCTGCAGAAATTACAATAAATAGATTGATCTCTGCCGCTAAAGATTTTGCTGTAAAGTGGCCACTATATTTAATAGAGAATTGGATGAAAGTAGTAAAAGAATTCTTCAATGCAATTGGTCTCGGTGCACTATTGACGTATATACCATTTACATTTTGTAGTTTTCTTCAATTAATTGGCTTTCCTTTATCGTTTGCTGGATTAATACCAGCTACATTACCTGTAACTAAAGATCAAATAACACCATCACCAAATGTATCAGGATAAGAAATGTCAACAAGAGCCGATAATTTTACACAAACAAAATTAATACCGGATCTCTTTTCAGATTTCCTTGATGATCTTACGCCGCATCCAATTACAAAAGATGTTGTCCGTGTAAAAAATGAACAATCAATAAAACAAGCATTGAGAAATCTACTTTTGACTAATATAGGTGAAAGAAGATTTAATCCTAATTTTGGTTCTGATGTAAATAATTCTTTATTTGAACCAAATGATGTTATCCTTCAAGAAAATTTAAAAAGTGCTATAACAAATTCCATACGATTTCATGAACCAAGAGTGAATTTGCTTTCAGTACAAATTTATAATTATCCAGAAGAAGATCGTTTAGCAGTAAATCTTATTTTTTCTATAATAAATAGTATTACACCCCAGAGTTTAAATCTGATCCTTAGACGAGTACGTTAAGAATGGCAAATAATTCAATCAGTCTTGTAAATCTTGACTTTGATACATTAAAATCTACATTAAAGACATATCTAAAAGAACAATCACAATTTGCCGATTATGATTTCGATGGTTCCAATATGTCAGTATTGCTTGATATTCTGACGTATAATACACATTTGAATGCTTTTTATACTAATATGGCAATTTCAGAAACGTTTCTTGATTCTGCGCAACTAAGAAATAGTGTTATTAGTAAATCAAAAGAATTAAATTATGTACCAAGATCTGCTAGATCTTCTAAAGCCACAATAAACATTTCATTTCCCCAATCAAATTTATCTGTGTTTCAAATTCCATTTGGTACTAGATTTACTGGTAAAAGTGGTAATGGAACGTTTACTTTTACTACCGATCAATCTTATATTTTATATCCTTCGGGCGACAGATTTACATCTAATGTTGACATATATGATGGTAATTATATTACCGATACATTTGTTATTGATACTTCTATAGAAAATCAACGTTTCATTATGAGTAATGATAATATCGATACTGATAGTATTACAGTTATAGTTACTCATGACGGTGGTCAGACTAATACTCTTTATACACAAGCTACAAATTTATATGGATTAACACCTACATCAAATGTATATTTTGTTCAAGCTACCGAAGATACAAAATATGAAATATCATTTGGGGATGGTATTTTTGGCAATTACCCACTAAATGGTTCTGTAATATACACTAACTATAGAATTAGTTCGGGTGGTACTTCAGATGGTTCAACCAATTTTACTCTTGATGATAATCTAGGTCCTATTAATGGCATTGGTTCAGCATCACCAACAATTAATGTAATTACAACTGCAACTGGTGGTTTTACAGCAGAAGGCATTGAATCAATTCGTTTCAATGCACCTAGGCATTATCAGACACAAGATAGAGCAGTTACATCAAATGACTTTAAAAATCTTGTATTAATGAATTATAAAGATGTTAAAGCTGTAAATGTTTATGGTGGTGAAACTATTGCTAATGCTGTTGAGTATGGTAAAGTTTATATTGCTGCAGTCACTTATTCTGGCGCTCCTCTATCAGATTACGAAAAACAAGATATTCAAGCATTTCTTTCAAATAAATGTACTATGGGTGTAGTACCAAAGATGGTAGATCCAAATTATTTGTATTTAATTATCACAACAAATGTTAAATTTAATCCAAATTCTACTGTAAATTCACCTGCTGATATAAAAAATATTGTAACCAATGCAATTGCTACCTATAATCTAGATTATTTGACAAATTTTGATACTGAATTTAAATTATCAAGATTAGAAGCCGCAATAAATGATTCTGATAAAAGTATTAGTAGCAATCAAACAACCGTTGTTTTAAGAAAAGATGTTAATCCTCAATTAAATACAGATACATATATTGATATTGATTTTCAAAATGAAATTACTGTTGCATCTTTTATTTCAACAGTTTTTTTAAGTAATGGAAAACAATATCAATATACAGATTTTAATCCTTTAAATAATACAATATCCGTAACACAACATTCCGTTGGTGGCCGTGTCAACGTGACTAATTCATCAAAAAATGTTTATTTAAAAAATGTGTCAACACCGGGTTACGAAACATATTCAACTGCAGGTATTATTGATTATCAATCTGGTATGATTAGTTTAAATAAAATTACAATCGATGGTTTTGTAAGTTCTTCATCAATTCAATTTTATGCAACACCATATAATCAAGATATTAAAACAAAAAATAACGACTTAATACAAATTGATTTACAAAATTTGACTATTGAGGTAACAACAATTTAATGTCAAGAATAGAAAAATCTGTATCTTCATTCATACCTCAGCAATTTCCTTTATTTTATAAAGATGAGGGACCAAATTTTATTGCATTTGTAAAAGCATATTATGAATGGCTTGAGTCAAATGGTCAAGTTTTAAATCACTCAAGATCATTACTTGACTATAATGATATAGATACAACCGAATCACAATTTCTGATATATTTTAAAAATACTTATTTGAATTCTTTACCAGAATCAATGCTTGTTGATAAAAGACTTTTAGTAAAACATGTTCTTGATCTCTATCGTTCAAAAGGCACTCCAAGATCATATGAACTTTTATTTCGCATATTATTTAATGAATCAATTGAACTTTATATCCCCGGCAATTTTTTATTAAAGCCTTCGGATGGTGAATGGGTTGTACCTAGATATATTGAAATTTCCGATAATCCATATCTTGAAAATTTGATTGGCAAGCAAATCTACAATAGTAGCAAAACTGCTACAGCTGTTGTTGAAAACGTTAATCAAAAAATTATTAACAATAGATTGATACATGTAGTATATCTTTCATCAATTGACGGAAGATTTAAATATGGTGAAAAAATATTATCAGAATCAGTTCCAGAAATAACACTTAATACAGCACCCGTTATTCTTGGTTCATTGACCGCCGTAGCTATTGAAAATGGCGGAGGAGGATTCAATCAAGGGGATATTGTGGATGTTTATGGTACCGGTATTTCTGGTAAAGCAAGAATTGCCTCGGTGCGTGATGAGAATGGCAAAGTTAGTTTTTCATTAGTTAATGGTGGTAGTGGTTATAGCATCAATGCTGTTGTCACGGTTGCAACTGCAATTAATCTTAATATATCTAATATTATTAGTTCATTCAATATTGGTGAAAAAGTAATCAGTTCTAATACCACGGCAAATGGCACTATAAGTTTTGCTAATAGTTCTTTTTTGCAATTAATTAATTTTAGTAGTGGTATAAATTTTTACACAGGTGACACAATAACAACTAGTAATGGAGCATCTGCTGTCGTTGATAATATTACTGGTGGCGGAGGAAGTGGCGCTTCGTTTCAAATTGGCGGTCTTGCAAATAAAGAAGTTTTAGCTATCAATATAGATTATATTATAGATTCATTGAGTCTTAATTTAAATAGTTCTTCGTGGACTTATCTATTTGTTAAAAAACCTACTGCAAATTTGAGTTCTGTCATTGCTGATACTTTATCATATAAAACAATTGAAGTAGGTACAATTGCATTTTTATCAAAAATCAATCCAGGTGTTGGATATTCAGCAAACCCATATATTAATATAGTTGAGCCTGATGTAGTTGGTCAAAAAATATCTGATGGATTTGGTGGTTTCAAAGGCAATAATGCAATAGTAACATCTTCGGTTGGTAGTTTACAAGGTGTTGCAACAGCTGTTGAACTTATAAATTCTGGATTTGGTTTTACACCTACAGATACTGTTTTTCTATCAACACCATATAATCAAGGAATTGTTGTTACTGGATCTGCAGTTGTTGATACCGATGGTGTTGGTGATGGTTATTGGAAAAATAATAAAAGTTTTATAAGCGATATTATGATGATACAAGACAGCTATTATTATCAAAATTTTTCTTATGAAATACTTGTTAATAGAATGCTAGGCGTTTATGAAAATTTAGTAAAAGATTTAATTCATCCATCTGGTGTTGCTCTTTTTGGACGTTTCAGATTGAAGAATGAACTAACATCAGAACAATCAGAATCGAAAACTTTTGTAAAAATAAAATACGATATATTCAGCGCTTCAGGCGGACAGACTTCGTTTACTCCATCAGCTGGTTATACAGTTGGTAGTTTAGAAGTCTACCGAAATTACAAAATTATAGCGAACACGTCGTATGCAAATAATACTGCCGATGTAATAACAGTTACGAATGCAAACACTTACATTGATGTGAATGATCCGATTTATTATAGCGTTCCTGCTGGTAATACGGCAATTAATAATTTAACGGGTAATACATACTACTATGTTACATTCGCAAATTCGAGCTCGATTGCGCTGTCAACCACTATTGGTGGAACCAATGCAAATATTTCGGAAACAAGAACAGGGGCCGGGGAAATTCATGAATTTCAGGGTATCAAATTATCAAATTCTGAATTTACTGCAGCAAATGGAGTTTCAGTAATGTTGAATTCGGCAGCTGCTCTTGGTGACATTATCGAAATTCGTGTTTATTCATAAAATAAATAGTATAAAAGGTAGCTGGGCGAACTGATGGCAATACTCACAATTAATCACTATATTAATCAAGCAAACAGTTTTATTACTGATATTCGTAATAATAGAAATGGTTATTATATGTTTGCAGCAAGATCACAACCGTGGGCAAATAGTTCTGGCGGAAATGATGATGCATCAATATTGACTGTTAATAATTCCGTAGCTCAGGTTGAACAATCAATATACAATGATATGCTTTATGGAAAGCTTTTAATTGATTCTGATGTAATTAATTTGATACCGCGTTATGATTGGGTATCAAATACTGTTTATGATGTTTATGATCAAACAGATTCAAATCTTTATAGCAAACAATTTTTTGTTGTTACAGACAAATATGAAGTTTATAAGTGTATTGATAATAATAACGGTGCTGCTTCTTATATTAAACCAACACTTACAACGACATCAGGATTGTTTAAAACTGGTGATGGGTATCTTTGGAAATATATGTATACCGTTGATTCCGCATCAAATACAAAATTCACTACAACAAATTATATTCCAGTTATAACAAATACGGCCGTTCAAGGTAATACGACAGCTGGATCCATCGATGTAATTAAAATTACTAATGGAGGCAATGGCTATTTTGTTTATGAAAATGGTTATATTGGTGGTATGGCAAATGCATATGCTGTTCAATTATCAGCAAATGCATCAGGGATTGATAACTATTACACAAATTCGTCGATATATTTAAAATCCGGGTTTGGTGCTGGTCAAGTACGCCAAATTTCTTCATCTAATGGCGTATCAAAACGTATTCTAGTGGATGAACCATTCACTTTGTATACTCGACTTGATCTTGCAAATATTGCCGGCACTATAGTAACTGGTTATCTTGTAACCCAACCTTACAATGTTATTAGTTATCTTTATCCGCAGGGATATTTTAATATTAATGCCCCCGTGGCACAATCAGATACAGGTGTAACTGGTACTGTTGTTGCAACAAATTCGAGTGTAATCCAAGTTACAAAATATCTTGATCAAATAAAATTTTCTAATAATTATCCTATTGTTGATACAACACAATCCGGATCATTAAAAACTGGTACAGTATCCGTAGGTAATACCGGTGCTTGTAATTTAGCAATTATCACAATTAATGGTTCCGGATATACAGGAAATGCTACTGTAACAATATCCAACAATGGATCTACAGGAACTGGTGGGACTGCAAATGCACAAGCTAATTCTACAGGTAAAATAACTGCTATTAATATCAGCAACGTTGGATCTGGTTATTTTGTATCTCCAACAATAACAATTTCAGCACCTACTGCACAAACATTCAATGCAAATACTGCTGTAACTGGCGGAACAGGTAGCGGTTCAAATAATATTATCAATCTTACTCGTTTGGACAATATTTCTTTGTCCGGCGGAACAGCTCTTGGATATAACAATAACGATATCATAACAGTTAAATCAGTAACAACTAACGCCACCGTCACTTTTACGACAAACTCAACAGGCGGTAATATAGCGTTTACAATTACGAACGCTGGCGCAGGTTTTAATTTAGTGGGAACTATTCCCGTATCAAATATAGCTATTACTAATGCAACCGGTGGTACTGCAGCAGGTAATTCAACTGTAACTTATTTGGTTGCAAATGTAACATCTGTATCTAATTCGTTTGTAATCAACGATTTAATTACATATGTAAGAAGTACAGGAAATGTAGCAAATATTGGTCTTTCATCGGGTTCTTCTTATTATATTCAATTTGCTAATTCAACAGTAGTGGCGCTTAAAAGTTCAATAACAGGATCACGCATAACACTTACAAAAGGTGCTAATAATGAAGTAGGGCACACACTTCAAGGACAAACTGCAACTGCTATAATGTATTGTGATAATCAACTTGTTTATGGTTCAGGTACCCAATTGAATGATAGTGCCAATGGTTATTCAAATAACGAATATATTCGAGTAGGTGCAAATACAACCAGTAATATTCGTCGTGTAATTAATACCGTGAATACGACAGTTGTTGTGGTCGATATACCATTTAAAAATACTTTTACATCAACTGGCGTATTAAACACAATTAGTTTGAGTGGAGCGACAGCTCTAGGTTATAATAATACTGACATTATAACAATTAAATCTCCTATAGTTGGTTCAACCAATGCCAATGTTACATTCACTACAAACACAACAGGCGGCAGTCTTACATTTACAATTGCAAATACTGGTTCAGGTTTTGTTTTAGGAAACGTACCTGTATCAAATATAGCTATTACTAATTCTACAGGTGGAACCGCTACCGGAAATTCAACTGTAACTTATTTAATTGCGAATGTAAGTTCTGCAAATTCCCATTATAAAATGCCAGTTGTTGCAGAACCTTCGTCGGTTTTAGATTATAATATTACTGGGTATATTTCTAATACAAATTTAAATTCTGTGAAAATTGTTTTGACTAATTCATCACTGACGAGTACATTTTTTACTATTGGTGAAAAAGTTAATATGACCGATTCAAGTCTTGTGAATCAAGGTGCTAATGGTATTGTAGCTTATGCTAATTCAACTACTGCAATTCTATCAAATGTATTGGGCACTTGGTCAGCCAATAATGGCGGTAGTACTCAATTTTATGTAAGTGGCCAATCATCTTTACAACTTTCACAAATTGTATTGATAGAAACTAATCCTAATGTAACAATTAACAATCCAAGTCCAAATGGAGATTTTAAACTCGGTTATCCGGTTTTCTTTAAAGACTCATTTGGTTTTACTGGTAATGCTGTTGTTACATCAAAAATAACATTACCAAATGATCAAACAGAATATCAAATTGGTCCAACAATAAAAATAACCGGCGATGGATCAAATGCTGCAGCAATTGCTATTGTCAATACTGCTACAAATTCTGTTTATAATATTATTGGTGTTGATATTATTAATCCAGGATCAGGTTACACTCAAGCAAATATTGCAATATATTCAAACACTGGTATAGGTTTAGTAGGTGGTGCTACTGCTCGAGCAATAATTTCCCCAATATATGGTCATGGTTATGATGCTATTTCTGAACTTGGCGGTAGATATGTAGGTATTGATGCTAAATTTGATATTATATCAAATGACAATTATGAATTTTTACCTTATGGATCTTATAGAAAAGTAGGTATTCTCCAGAATCCACAATTTAAAGATATTAGAGTTACACTTACTAATTTTGATCGCGCTAATTTTACACTCAATACGTCGAGTTATTCAACAACACTAGGATGGACACCAGGTGAAGTTGTTTTACAGTCTACAACTAATGCTGCTGGTGTTGTTGTATATGGTAATTCATCGTTTCTTCAGTTGAAAAATGTTAAAGGAATATTTAACATTTCCAATACAATTCACGGATATTATTCTAATTCTACATCCAATGTAATAACTGCAAATACAATATATTTTCCTGTTGGTAATACGGCTGAAATCGTAACTGAATCAAATTCAGGATCAGTTGGTATTATAACTTCTATTGTAAGTAATACTGTATATTTTATGAGCAATGTTGTCGGGCAATTTGCTAATGGTGATATAATGTATGATAGTGTTGTAAACGCCTATGCTACTGTAGCAAGCATCTATACAGCAAATGGCACAAAAGACTCATCAGCAAATTTTGGCAATAGATTCAATCAAACCGCAAGAATAACTCTTACAGCAAACACTGGCGCTTTCATTGATAATGAATATGTTCAACAAAACACTTCTTTAGCTACAGGTAGAGTTATTTCATCTTCCTATGAAAAAGATTTAGTAGTTTCATCAATGAATCCTGCAAATTCATTTGCTATCGGTCAAACAATTACCGATACTACTACAAATGCAAATGGTATTTGTACCTTTGCTAATTCAACTTATTTAAAATTAACAGCTATAAGTCAAAGTTTATCTTTTGGTAATACACATACCATAAATAATGGATCGGGATCAACAGCTACGATTAATAATGTTTATCCTGTTCTCATTCTTAATGATGTTTCAGATGTAAGCAATTTTCAAGCTAATACGTATAATGCTATTATTGGAAACAGTTCTTCTGCTTCAGCTATATGTAATAATTATCTGTTAATAACAAATCCTGATTTGGTTAGAGATTCAGGCAAATTAATTTATTCAGAGAGTTTTGCACCAGTGACTCGTTCTTCTACTACAAAAGAAGAATTTAAATTAGTACTCAAATTTTAGTTTTAAGAGGACAGAATGGCACTAGATACAGATCTTTCACGTAAGCCGTATTTTGACGATTATGATGTAACAAAAAACTTTTATCGTATATTGTATAGAC